ATGAAAGTGATGGTTTAAGAGTCGTGTCTAAGTCGTTGATTCGTAAGGGAAAAGTGGTTTTACAGAGTCCGCTTCGTAAAGTGCATGGCTCGTTTGAGGAAGTGATGGAGATGGGGATGACGGAGGCGCAGAATGAAGTGTTCTTGGCGATAGATGTGTGGTGGAAGAAGTTTCACTATGGGCCTACGTACAGGGACATCATCTTGTTGAGGGGGAAGGGTGGGTTGGGGAGTACGAAGAAGATTGTTGATAGGTTGGTGAAGATTGGTGCGGTCAAGAGGGTTGAGGGGATGGGGAGGTCTGTGCGGCCGACTTACATTTCATTCCGGGACATCGAATGAAGTTAGATGATCTAGTAGCGAGTCTGAGCCCTGCGGATCAGGAGAAGTTGCTCCAGCAGGTGCAGGACTACAAGGATGCTTTGGAGAGGGAGAAGTGCCAGAAGAGTTTCATGTCTTACGTGAAGAAGATGTGGCCGGGGTTCATTCATGGGCGACATCATGCTTTGATGGCGAAGAAGTTTGAGGAGATTGCGGAAGGGAAGTTGAAGAGGCTAATCGTGAATATGCCGCCTAGACATACGAAGTCTGAGTTTGCTTCGTACTTGCTTCCAAGCTGGTTCCTTGGCAGGTTCCCTGAGAAGAAAGTAATCCAAAGTTCCAACACGGCTGATCTGGCGGTGAACTTTGGCCGCAAGGTGAGAAACTTGGTTCAGAGTGAAGAGTACTCGCGGATTTTTCCTGGCGTGGCGCTACGTCAGGATTCAAAGTCTGCGGGTCGCTGGGCAACTAATAAGAACGGCGAGTACTTTGCTATCGGCGTTGGTGGAACGATGACGGGCAAGGGTGCGGATCTGATGATCATTGACGACCCGCACTCGGAACAGGAAGCGGCTTTGGCCGCTGGAAATCCTGAAGTGTTTAACAGTGTGTACGAGTGGTACACATCTGGTCCGCGACAGCGTCTTCAGCCGAACGGGGCGATAGTGATCGTCATGTGCATGACGGGAGACACCCGCGTGCTGATGGCGTCAGGCAAGCAAAAGTTGTTGCGTGACATACGACCGGGCGATCATGTTGCAACCTTTGACAAAGGGCGGCTGACAACTAGCAAGATCAACAACTGGCGATCAAATGGTGTTGATCAAGTCTACAAAGTACAAACACAATCTGGCATAATCCTTCGTGCCAACGAGAGACACCCGTTTCTTGTTCTTAATGAAGGTGTGTGCGAATGGACCAGATTGAAACAACTTCAGGTGGGGGACGAACTTGTAGCACTGAAGGATGCAGTAGACCGCCACGAGCCAAAAACAAACCTGGGCTTTGCGGCCCGTGCATGTCAAAAGCTAGCTACCACCGCAAAAACCCAGATGCACCGTATCGGCCTTTGGGTCATCACGGCAAGTGGAAACTTGTTGGATGTTCTGCGGAAGGATGCGCCAGCACAGCCCGAGCACAAGGTTTGTGCCCAACACACTACAACAAGACGCGATGGGCTGACGGATACAGAGGGAACAATTACACACCTGAGTACCGTCGCGCCAAGCGCATCAAAAGTAGGTACGGCATCACTGCTGACCAATATGAACAGATGGTTGCAGAACGCAGCAACCGATGTGATGTTTGCGGGAAAGAGCCTTCATCTGCAAACACTCGCGCACACTGGAGCGGCAAGTTGTGTATTGACCACTGCCACAGCACAGGAAAAGTGCGAGGGCTCTTGTGCAACGATTGCAACCTTGCAGTCGGATACGGAAAGACGCCAAGCGTTCTCGAACGAGCTGCGGCGTATCTCAGACTTCACAACGGATCGGATAGTTAGCATTACTCCGTGTGGACTTGAGGAGGTTTTTGACGTTGAAGTAGATCGCACAGAAAACTTCATTGCTAACGGCGTTGTAAGCCACAACACCCGATGGTCCAAAGCGGACCTAACGGGGAAGGTCCTTAAGAGTTCTGGAGAGTTAGGGAAGGATGAAGAGTGGGAAGTGATTGAACTTCCGGCGATCATGCCTTCGGGGAATCCTCTGTGGCCTGAGTTTTGGTCGATTGAGGAACTTGCTGCTCTGAGGGATGAACTTCCACAGGCTAAGTGGAACGCTCAGTACCAACAACGACCCACCGCCGAAGAGGGGGCAATAGTTAAGCGGGAGTGGTGGAAGATCTGGGAGAGGGACCGACCGCCTACGTGTGACTTTTTGATCCAGTCTTGGGACACTGCTTTCACTAAGGGTGAGAGGAATGACTACTCTGCGTGTACTACGTGGGGTGTTTTTGGCATGAACGAGGACGAGAACGATGTAAATATCATCTTGCTGGACTCGTTTCAGAAGCGCATGGAGTTTCCAGAACTGAAAGAGAAGGCTCATGCTCACTATATAGAGTGGGAGCCAGATGCGTTCATCGTGGAAGCGAAGGCAGCGGGTGCTCCGTTGATCTTTGAACTAAGAAAGATGGGCATTCCGGTGTCTGAGTACACTCCAAGTCGGGGGAATGACAAGTTTGTGCGTATCAATTCTGTGGCAGACCTGTTCCAATCGGGTAAAGTCTGGGCACCCGACACCCGCTGGGCGAGAGAACTGATCGAAAACATGGCCGCTTTCCCGAATGCAGAGCATGATGACCTCACTGACTCGGCAGTTCAGGCCCTGATTCGCTTCCGGCAAGGCGGATTTCTCCGTCTTCAGACTGACGAGAAGGACGAGCTGCCGTCTTTCCGTCGCAAAGCCTCTTTCTACTAAGGATTTGACATGGCAACCAACATCGACCAAGCCCTGGTTCCTCTTGACATGGGTTTGATGAGCGACGAACCTGCGATTGAGATTGAAATTGAGGATCCTGAAGCCGTAAAAATTGGAATTGACGGGGTCGAAATTGATTTGATGCCAGAAACCCCCACGGCAGATGAATTTGACGCAAACCTTGCGGAGTTCATGGACGAAGGGGAACTTCAATCCCTGGCAAATGAACTCGTTTCCCTCGTAGAAGCGGACATCAACTCCCGAAAAGACTGGTCTGAAGCCTACGTCAAGGGGCTTGAGGTCTTGGGAATGAAGTACGAGGACCGAACTGAGCCTTGGAGTGGGGCTTGCGGGGTGTATTCCCCGCTTTTGACCGAGGCAGCGGTACGTTTTCAGTCAGAACTGATCACGGAGACCTTTCCGGCTCAAGGCCCGGTGAAGACTCGAATTATTGGTGAGGAAACTCCGCAGAAAAAGGAGTCTGCCGAGCGGGTTCAGGACGACATGAACTACCGTCTCACAGAAGAGATGGTGGAGTACCGCCCGGAGCATGAAAGGCTTCTGTTCAGCCTGGGGCTTGCTGGCTCTGCGTTCAAAAAGATCTATTTCGACCCGAGTCTTGAGCGTCCTGCTGCGCCGTTCATCCCGGCAGAAGACATTGTGATGCCTTACGGGGCGTCAAACATCTACAGCGCAGAGCGCGTGACCCACATCATGCGCAAGACTGAGAACGAGGTTAAGAAACTTCAGGTCGCAGGGTTCTATAAGGACGTAGAACTGGGTGAACCCATGAGGTTCTTCTCTGATGTAGAGAAGAAAAAGGCAGAAGAGCAAGGGTATTCCCTTACTGATGACGACCGTTACCAGATCTTTGAGATCCATGTGGACTGGGATCTGGCTGGGTATGAGGACGAAAACGGCATCGCCCTTCCTTATGTGGTCACCATTGAGCGCGGGACCAACAACGTCCTTGCTATCCGCAGGAACTGGAAGGAAGGCGACTCAAAGAAGCGCAAACGGCAGCACTTCTCTCAATACACGTACATCCCTGGCTTTGGGCCTTACGGGATTGGTCTGATCAACCTTGTTGGTGGGTATGCCCGAGGTGGTACTTCGATCATCCGCCAGTTGGTTGACGCAGGCACGCTGGCAAATTTGCCGGGTGGGTTGAAGACCCGTGGCTTGCGGATCAAAAGCGACGACACCCCGATTGCTCCGGGCGAGTTCAGGGATGTGGACATTCCTTCGGGGAGTGTGCGTGACAACATCATGCCTCTGCCGTACAAGGAACCGAGTCAGGTTCTGGCGGCGCTGCTGGAGCGCATTACTGAAGAAGGCCGTCGCCTCGCGGCCATCGCAGACCTCAAGGTCAGTGATATGTCGGCCCAAGCCCCCGTGGGCACCACCCTGGCAATTCTTGAGCGGCAACTCAAGACGATGGGGGCGGTCCAGGCGCGGGTGCATGACAGCCTGAAGATGGAGTTCAAACTTCTCAAGGAAGTCATCAAGGACTTCACTCCACCTGACTACTCCTACACCCCGGAGGGGGCATCTCCACGGGCCAAGCAGTCTGACTACGATGTGGTGGAGATCATTCCGGTCAGTGATCCGAATGCTGCCACGATGGCGCAGCGGATCATGCAGTACCAAGCGGCGCTGCAACTGGCCCAAGGTGCTCCACAAATCTACAACCTGCCGCAACTGCACCGGCAGATGCTGGAGGTTTTGGGTATCAAGAACGCGGAGAAGTTGGTCCCGATTGAAGAGGATCAGACTCCCAAAGATCCCATCTCCGAGAACATGGCGTTCCTTACTGGGAAACCGA